CAGATCAAAAGAGCACTCTAAATAGATCTAACAAATTTGCTACATCAAATGATAGATTCTACGATCTCAATCGTGTTATGATGGCCACTGCTGGATCAGATGGTGTTAACATTCCTGAACTGGATACAGAAAGTTGGGTAGGACGCAGTAACTTATCACAACCATACACAAAACAAGAACAAGACATGGTTAAAAAAGCCTGTAAACAAGTAGGCACTAATATAACCACAGTAGTAAATGACGCAAGTTGCGAGCCAGGCGATACAAATAAATCAAGCCCAGTACCATCAACTAAAAGGAAAAAGTGGAATGGATGAGATAGATGATATTAAACGCCTAGCAGGTTTAACAGGTCTAAACCAAGGTAAACTACAAGAATACACAGGTGAAGGCTCAGTTAAAACAGAAGCCAGTAACCTTACACACACTGCACAAGAAAAAGCAGAATATCAAGCAAAACATAACATTGAACCAGGCACTCCTGAATGGTTTAAGTTATGGTTCTCAAAGCCATATATGACTGGCGAAAAGCCCTGGTAATAAAAAATAGTTTTACCTAATTTAAACTCAGATAAGTACTAGTATGGCAAGAACAGCAAAAGGTACAGATTCTGTATTAGTAAAGAAACCACATACTAAAGAATCTTTTACACAAAAACAACTACAAGAGTTTGCTAAGTGTGCTGATCCTATAACAGGTCCAGAATACTTTATGAGCAACTACTTTTATATACAGCATCCTACACAAGGTAAAATGTTGTATAAGCCATACGAATATCAAAAACGTCTAATTCACACATATCACGATAATAGATTTAGTATATCATTAATGCCTAGGCAGACTGGTAAGTCAACGTCAGCCGCGGGTTACTTGCTATGGTATGCTATGTTTGTGCCTGATAGTACTATCCTAATTGCCGCACACAAATTTACTGGCTCGCAGGAGATCATGCAACGTATACGTTATGCCTACGAAGACACTCCAGATTATATTAGAGCAGGTGCTGTTAGTTACAATAAAGGTTCAATTGATTTTGATAATGGTTCACGTATAGTTTCAGCAACCACTACTGAAAACACTGGACGAGGTATGAGTATATCACTACTATACTGTGACGAGTTTGCGTTTGTGAGACCTACTATTGGTCGTGAGTTCTGGACTTCTATTAGTCCAACACTGGCAACAGGTGGTAAATGTATTATTACATCTACTCCAAACTCAGACGAAGATCAATTTGCTGTGTTATGGAAAGGTGCTAACAAATTAGAAGATGAGCACGGTAATCCAACTGAAATAGGCATTAATGGGTTTAAAGCATTCCGTTCATATTGGAATGAACATCCAGATAGAGATGACAAGTGGGCAGAAGAACAAAGAGCACAGTTAGGTGATGATCGTTTTAGACGTGAAATGGAATGTGAATTTATTATCTGGGACGAAACTTTAATCAATGCAGGACACTTAATTGAACTACAGGGCAAAGATCCTATTGAAACACAGGGTCAGGTACGTTGGTATAAGAAACCAAACAAAGAGGCTACATACCTGGTTGCCTTGGATCCTAGTTTAGGAACAGGTGGTGACCCAGCGGCTATACAGGTATTTGAATTACCTAGTTTTGAACAAGTAGCAGAATGGAAACATAACAAAACACCAGTACAACAACAGATTGGCATACTGATAGAAATAACAAAATACCTAAGTGAATTTGTATCAGAAACTAATTTATACTACAGTTTAGAAAATAACACCTTAGGTGAAGCGGCTTTAGTTAGTCTTGCTGAAATAGGAGAGGAAAATATTAAAGGTACCTTTCTAACAGAACCTGCTAGAGCAGGTAATGTAAAACGCTATCGTAAAGGCTTTAATACAACTCATAAAAGTAAACTAAGTGCATGTGCAAAACTTAAAAACCTAATTGAAACCAAACGACTAACACTGCATAGTCGTCCATTGATAAGTGAACTAAAAACATTTGTAGCACATGGTACAAGTTACGCGGCCAAGGTAGGGGAAACAGATGATCTAGTAATGGCCACAGTATTAATCATACGTATGGCACAACTGCTACAGAGTTATGTTCCTGAACTAGACAACAAGATGAAAGACAATCTAGACGATTTCATAGAGCCAATGCCCTTTATAATGTTTTAGATAAATAACAATATGAGTACAGAAATTAACAACGTAGCAGAATCCTTATTTGAAAAAATCCGCAGTAGATTTGAAGATGTCAGTTTAGGTGATGAAAACGCCAAGTCTACACAAACTCCTGAGGATGCTAGATTCTTTAACTTTGACTATGAAGTCAACGGCCACAATCACGGTAATATCACAATCAGTCTGATAGACGAACAAGCACTCAAAGTTTACTTTAGTAAAAACATTACCAATGATCTACCTGACGAAGAAAAACAAAAATGGTACGCATTTTTAAAAGAGTTAAGATATTTTGCCAAAAGAAATATGTTAACTTTTGAGCCTAGAGATATTACTAGAAGCAGTTTAAATATTAGAGATATCAAACAGGTCAGTCATGATGACAGTACCTATGATAAAGATGAAGTAGTAGATTTAGGTGAAAGTCGTATGTATGGTAGTAAAAAACGCAGTTACGAAAGTTATGGTCCAGTAAGAATTAAAATTCAACATACCAAGGAAGTTGCTGAGGAAGTCAGAGGCAGTCGTTCTAGGAACATACAAGCACTGTTTGTAGAAAACGATCAAAGTGAAAGATTTAAACTACCGTTTACTAGCCTAATTGGCGCTCGTGCTATGGCTAGACATGTATCAGCAGGTGGTATTCCAACTGATGCTATAGGTGAACATATTACTAGTCTAGTAAATGAAATGATCACTTTAAGACCTTTTGTAAACGCTATGCGTACTAGAACGTTTGAAGATCAAGAAACACAAGGTATGCTAGAAGCCGCATTTGACTATCATAGACTGTTAAAACATACTCTTAACAAAATGAAAGGCAAAAAAGGTTATAATCAATTTAAAGAAAACTTTAAACCTAGCCAAGTAAAAGAACAAGACATTGATATTAACAATATTAAAGATAAATTTGTAAAACGTGTAATGGATGAGCGAGTAGAACAAGCACTTCCGTTAGTTCATAAGGCATATCAAATGATGAAAGAAAATAATAATCCATTTGCAAAAGAATTTGAATCATGGGCAACAAGACTAAGTGAAGGCACATGGCACATTCCAGAAACAGAAGAAGACATCAGAAAACTAGCAAAACTATTAAGAGATCCAGTTCAGTGTGGTGTTGATGGAGTAAATGGAGTTAATGCTTTAGGTGGACTAATTGGCGATGATTCATTATATGATGACATTGAAGCACTAGCAGAAGTAGATCCAGAAGCAGACTGTAACTCACTTATAGTGTCTTGGTTAGACAACAACATGCCAGAAGTATTAGAACAAATTAAAGAACTAAGTCCAGATGGTTTTGTACGTGATCAAGGTCGCGATAAAGAAGAAAATTACCGTCAACCTGGATTTAACAATCCTAGAAAATACACAGATGATCTTGGAATTATGGGTAAAAATAAAGAAGAAAAACCTAAAGACTGGGCACAGGCAGTGGCCGCAGACGAAAGCGTTGAAGAAGACAAAGAATATGAGTGCCCAACTTGTCAGGGTGCAGGCGAATGGCGAGATGAAGAACATAAAAAACACGATTGCCCAGATTGTGATGGTGAAGGTAAGTATGTTGATGTTGATGATCTGGAAGAAGGCAAAATGAAAGATTTATCAATGGACCTAAACGATTTATCTGACAAAGAGTTTGAAGAAAAATATGGCATGAAAAAATCAGATTGGGACGAAGTAAAAACACCAGGCTTAAGACAGGACCCAAACAAACCAGCATACATTAGTAAAGATCTAACACAAATGAAAGAAGGCGATGATTTATACGAAGCACACGAGAAATTAGAAAAATTAGTAGGACAAAGAGTGTATGTTAAGGACAAAGGCCAAACAGGTACAGTAGCACAAGTGTCTAACACACATAGCAACGCACTAGTAGTTGATATGGACAATGGCATGACTACTGTAACACACTTTACTGATTTAACCAGTGAAGATGACAAACCAAATGCAGTTAAAAGATACCTTGACATGCTTAAGGACGTATTTGATCTACACAAAGGTCGCGGACCAACACCAAAAGGTGGATATCCAAGTAAATCATGGGACACACTAGGCGAAGAAAAAAGAGATACACATTGTTCAGATAAGTGTTGTGGCAGTGATGTAAAAGCAGAAGATTGTGGCTGTCCACCAGACTGTCCACATTGTAACTGTAATGCCAACTTAGATGAAGCAGAAAAATATACACAAGACGACATTAAGGCCGCAATTAAATTAGCAAATAACTCAACAGGCAACATGACTGACGCTACTGATGCTATTGAATCAATAGCAGATGGTTTATCAGATCATCCTGATGTAGCAAAAGCACTTAAAAACGCAAACGAAAGTATAGAAGAAATGGCATCCCTTAGAAGACTATCAGGCTTAAAATAAATTGCTCTACCAACTGAGTAAAGCCACCTTAGGGTGGCTTTTTTTTGGCTAAATTGGTAAAAAAATCATTAAAACCCACTTGAAAGATAAATAAACATACTATATAATATAGAAGTGTTATGTAGTTTAGGCACAAACATTATGGCAAATTATCAAGGAGAAATACCATGGCAACAAGTTTAGCAGAAATTAGAGCAAAGTTACAAGCATCAGAAAACCGCGGAACAGGCGGCAATTCACAAGGCGGCGGCGACAACGCTATCTACGCACACTGGAATATTAAAGAAGGCGACACAGCCAAACTTAGATTTTTACCAGACGCAAACACAGACAATACATTCTTTTGGGTAGAACGTAACATGATTAACTTACCATTTGCTGGCGTTAAAGGCTCAGCAGATAGTAAACCAGTTGTGGTACAGGTACCATGTGTAGAAATGTGGGGTGAAGCATGTCCTATTCTTGCAGAAGTAAGAACTTGGTTCAAAGATTCAAGTTTAGAAGATATGGGTCGTAAGTATTGGAAGAAAAAATCATACCTATTCCAAGGTTTTGTGAGAGAGAATCCAATTACAGATGATCAAACACCAGAAAATCCAATTCGTAGATTTATTATTAGTCCACAGATCTTTAACTTGATCAAAGCGGCTTTATTAGATCCAGAATTAGAAAACTTACCAACAGACTATCAAGGTGGTTTAGACTTTATTATTACTAAAACATCTAAAGGTGGTTATGCTGACTATTCAACTTCAAAATGGTCACGTAAGGAATCCGCACTAGACGCTACTGAAAGTGGTGCTATTGAACAATATGGTCTTCACAACCTAAGCGACTTCCTTCCTAAGAAACCAAGTGAAGTAGAGTTAAAAGTTATGAAAGAAATGTTTGAAGCATCAGTTGATGGTCAAGCATATGATTCAGAACGTTGGGGTAATTACTATCGTCCAAGAGGCGTTCAAGTAGTTACATCATCAGCACCTGCTCAAGAAACTGCAGAGTCAAAACCTACACAAGAAGCAACAACAGCACCAGCAGTTGAGGCTCCCAAAGTAGAAGAAACAACAGCAGAAGCGACTCCTACTGCACCAGTAGAAACACCAGCAGGTGAAAGTGGTAGCAAACGTGCTGAAGACATCCTAGCGATGATTCG